ATATCGTTATAGGCAACTTCAAGACATTCATTTAAAGTTAAGTTATTACGTTCCATAATATTGATAAGGACAACCATCATATCACCGATGTCGTCACGAATGTCTTTACCTTTACAAATATTATCAGACAACTCACCAGCTTCTTGTATGAGCTTTAGGTACTGATCTTTGTCTGAACTTCCATCAATCAAATTACGATCATAATGCCATTGAATTATACTATTGATTGTATCTTGTAATTGCATTATACATCCGCTCCTAATTCATTAACCATAGTAGATTCAATACGATCTGCCATGATCTCATATTCCTCAGCAATTAGACTAATCTCTTCAAGAATAGTGTAACGGCTTTTTCCGAAAAGTGCTGAACGGCGATGCAGACTTCGCATGCGCTTTGCCATTTCTGTCACTGTTTGAATGTCTGTCATAATAAAACTCATCTTTCTGTTTATGTTTATAATATGTGTCTACACGATAACTTGAGAGGTGTCAAGATTTTATTCCGACAGATCCTTCTGCCCATTCTTTACATTCTTCAAATGTTTCAAATGCGTTAGATAGATTTGGTATACAAACGAACCATGTATTTTCTGAATAATCATCTTTAAAGATGTCCACTGGTTCAATCGAATTAGTTGCTTTGAACCATGTTTTAGGGCTTTCAATAAATTCCATCATAGCATATTCTCCTATGTCAATATACATATCTTATAGAATAAAATGATGGTGTTGTCAAGCACTAATATTGATTGATGTCGGTTAAGGACTCGAACCTTAAAACTATTTAGTATGACGCCTGTGATACTAATAATAAAGTCTAGCAAACCTGCACCGACCACAATTACTTTTAATTAGTGTAAAGCAGTTTTAATACATGCTTAGGTATTATGACTTGTCAAGTTTTACTATCTAGGAAATCGTAGGCTTTCAGGATGATGTGACTCAGGAGCTGACAGAAAAACAGCATCACCGATAGCATTGTTATTATTATTTATCACAGGCGCATCAAGTTTAGCTCCATCGTTATTGGCATTAAATTGTGTTAGTTTACTATTGAATATTTCTGCTTTTAGTTTTTCTCGTCGTTCTTTTAATCGGGTAGAAAATTCTTGCTCTAAATCACTATTCAACATATAAGAACCACTTCCAGTCGCTCTAACTTTAGCTAATCTCATATCAGCTCGAAGGTCTTTAATGTTATTAATGTCTTTTATGATTTCACGGATATCGCTGGTACTGTTAATTAAATCATTATTATGTTGTCGTGAATGTGTTAACCCTAATGCTTTTGCAACTCCTTCAGGAAGCCGATCAATGAAATACTGTGGACTTGGAATAAGGTCTTGTATGAAAAGAGCAAACTTGTTTATCTTTTCCATCATAGTAGTCTTTTCTCTATCCTGTCCATCCTTAGTGAAATTCTTTAAAAGTGCCTCTAATATTGTATTGACAGGAGAATATACTATTTCAAAGGCAACGCCAGCCATACTAGACACATTCTTTCCGAAACCATTCAGTGTCTTCCAGTTATTCCACCATGTAGTCCATGCGGCTTTTGATTTAATTTTTTCGTCTTCAGTTCCAGTCCACCCAAGACCAGTTGTTATAGATGTGATTGCCTCACCCGTCTTTTCAAATGGAATTTGAATAAGGTCTTTAATTAATTGATTGAAGTCGAGTGTTTCTATTCCACCTAAAATTTTAGTTAATAGGTTTTTATCTTTATTAATAGTAACATTACCATCTTTATCTGTTATTAAATAATCTTTTGGTAACAGTTTTTTGATAATAAAAATAGGTATATTTTTTAGCACGTTTGCAAACTCTCCAAAGAAAGAGCCAAGAGTTCCGCCTACCAAACCACCTGTACCAGCAAATAATTTATCAACAATACCTTGTTCGTCTTCCATCTCTTTTCTGGCGGTTTTAATACCATCAAATACAGAAAGGATTGCGGCAAGCGGTTTTACAAACCTAACAATGTTTAGCAACATTCTATTATTTTTAATCGCTTCGAATACTGGTTTTAGTTTTTCTATCGCACTTTTTACTGTTTTGGTAGGCATAACATTTTTAATCATTCTGTTTATGTCACTAAAAAAACGAACTAAGGCACTTTGAGGTTTTTGTTTTTGAGTAAGCGAACTTTCTCTTGCATCTGCTAAATTAGTGACCTGTCCAAGTTTAACTAGCTCTCCACTCTTTGTTTTCAACCCCCTTGCAATATCACCTGGAGTCACTCGTCTTAAAAAGGGGCTAAAACGTTTTTCTACCGAATCCTCGATCAACTTAACATTTTTAAAGACTTTATCGTATATGGATTTTCCAGGAGCTACAACAAGGTCTGTTGCTAATCTTGCTGGCAAGAGGAATAATTTGTTCATACCTTTTGTAAATTTATTTAGATCTTTTATAGAAGGACCTAAACCTTCAGTAGCCAATGCAAACGCTCCAGCAAATGCAACAAGCGAACCTATACTACTGAACAAACCTTTAAAAGGATTACCAAATACAGCTAAACTTTTACCATTACTACTACTTCTACTACTAGTGTTCGTATCTGGTTTAGGTTGTTTATTTTTCTTATTGGCCTCAAGTAAAGCTTCACGATTCTTTAATGCGTCGCCTTCCATCTTTTCAAGCAACGCTCTTATGGTACTAGACAAGTTTTTAACTGCATCTGTTGTGCTGTGTTGTTCTCTTAATTGTTTATCGTTATCAGCACGTAATTTTAATATTACGTCATTGAGTGTTGCATCAGCCATGTTAGGCGTTCCTTTGTCTTTCTGCTTCTTTTTCTTCTTTCAAATAATCCATTAACATATTCAAGTAGACTTCTCTTTCCCACGGAATCATTAGTTCTATTTCAGTCAATGAGTAACTATGATGTTGCATCAATTGAAAGTTTGTTCCGTAATAATTCACCAAGTTGTCGTGAGAAAGGCATATTAAAAAAAATCTGCCAGACCTTCTAAAACAATTTCGTTGGCATGTTTACATTTGTTACAATCGAAATTGACTGTGTGAGATAGTTTAGGCATAGATTCAATGTAGGCACTTACTTTAGAAAACTGGTCTTTAGTCATAGAGTCAATAAAGTCTGACACTTCTTTTTTTGGTACATCAGATGTCACAATTCTTTCTTCTTCTGTGACGATTGCACTAATACATTTAGCAATCATTGCAAACGCACCTTCGTTAGCTGATTGTGCATCTGTGATACCCAACTCTAACATATCAGAATACGAAGGCCATTTCATTTCTATACTAATTTCATCAGTAATCTTAATGACATGATCAATATCAGGAACATCGATCGTGATACTTGAAATATCTACATCAATCTCGTTATCAACTTCACATTCTTTATTAGAACATTTAAGGTTTATTTTGCTACTTTCGCCAACAGACTTTGCTCGTATCTGTGTGAACAAATATTCAATGTCGAATATAGCCAACTCTTTCGTACTAATGTCATTCTCAATACAAGCATCGACTGTATCAGCCACGGCATTAAGAATTGCCGTCATGTCTTGTGATTCCATAGCCATCATCATAACCTTTTCTTCTTTCACCAAGTAAGGTCTATATCTAATTTTTTGGTTGCTTGAAGGTATAACAAGTTCGTGCTTTGGAGTATCATTCAGTTTTGGTAGTGCCATTCAGGTAGTCCTCATATATTAGTTAATAATGTGCCAAGTTGTGACGTTATAAAATCACTGTTAGGTGTTGCTTGTCTGCTCTTTGTTATATTGTATTTAGTGTACGAGAAAGTGACGTTAAACTCAAGTATCTCACCATTAGCATTACCGAGTTCTACACCTGTTATAGTAGTAGGAAAAGCTTCCTCTAAAGAAACTTCATACACTACTTTATCGTCCGTAATGAAATCTAAGTCGAATGTTCCTTGTGCAAGATCAAATCCACCTATACTTGGAAGTCTGTTCTGTATTTCTGCTGGTAACAAAGGCAGTCCCAATGGTGTAGAATACACAGGAAAACCAATACCTTTCTTTAATTGCTGTATCTTAATCTGTTTTGTATATGTGTTCTTATACTTTATCTGATAAGAGTCTTGATCTACGATTGCGTCTGTCCAAGTATCAAAATAGTTACGCACACCATAATCATTCAGTAAGAAGAAAGTCATAGTAACATCTTCATACAATTGTCTGTATGCAATTTTTTCCATCTTGTGACCAATTTCTCGATCATACGTAACAACCTGTTTGCCTGGAATATTTACTCTTGAGCATAACAAATTTACATCTGTAGAAGTCGCACCGGGAAGTGACGGAAGTATAACTCTGTAGACATTGCCCATTGCAATGCCACCTTTACTAGACATCAATCCTTTTAATTGATCTACACTATATGTCATTTATTAATCTTTCTTCTTGAATCTGCATGGACTTTAGTTGCAGACGCTTTCTGGAAATCGGCTGTTGGTAAGAAAGCGGCAATTTCCCACTCAGGTGCTTCTACAAATGCAAACTTACTTCTTACTTGACTAGACAAGTAATGCTTTAGACATGGTTTAAACTCTTTAAACTTTGCCGCACCTTGTAAAAGATCATACGTCACATCAAATCGAGTGCTTCTATTATATTTTTTATTGCTTGTCACATCAAGTAAATTGTCTAAAAACTTTGCTCGTAGAACTAATGGTAGGTAGTGTAAGTTCAATCCCATAAAACCACCTTTGGCAGGACCTAAAACGATAACTAAAGGGAATGAATCATAGAATGGTAAAGTGTCTTTACCTTTTGGGTCATAGAAAAACATACACATAGATCCAAGCACTGTTCTATTCTTTAGAACGATAGGGTCTTCTTTCATTAGAGTTGCACGATTGACTTTACCCATTGCAACAGCCTTCTTACGAAACCATTCACGCGACTGTTTAGTACGCGGCTGAATTCCGTTACGAAAGGCTTCTAATTCCATGTTTTTAAAAATATTACTCATGTAGTTATTTATACCTTTTTCTTAGGTTTTTTCTTAGGTTTTCTAAGAGGTTTCAATGGCTTTAAGGCTTTTTTTAATATCCCCATTTGAGTCAAGGTGTCCTCAGTCCATATCTCAAAACCCCAATTACGATCCTTGGCGTATTCTCTTGCGGCGTCCCACTTATTCATATTCTTAATATAAGTCAATGATTCATTCAAGTAACGTCTTGTCTTGTCAGGTCTTTTAGGCGGTTTAGTTTCTTTGTCTGGTTTAATCTCAACTAAACATGTTTTACCATTAGTATAAGTAATCTTAAGATCCATGAAGTATCTATGGTACTTTTTATCAACATCATAGTAATATGGTATCACTGTTTCCTCAGAAGACCAATCTTTTATATTAGGGTTGTTTTCGCACCAAGCGAATGAGTTTCTTTCCCATAAAGAACGATAAGTGACACGTGTATGGTCACCTTTGTACTTAGATGGGTTTTTAACTATATACTTTCCAGAGTATGCCATTTTAGTGTATAAATATCTTATATAATTCCTTTTTATTTATCAGGTTAAAAACATGACAAACGCCAATGCAAGTCCTTATACTTTTCCATTTCATAAAAGAGATGATTACAAAGGCACCATTCGATTCACACCAGTTGTGTACACGGCACCTGAAATATCTGGTGCTAATATAGGTGCCGCCTTTAGGAGAGAAAATGGGGCTGGTGTATTATCACAGTTGGTAAACTCTGCTACAACGGCATATTTAGAAACGCAACGTGAAATTGCAAGAGCAAGTGAATTTGATACAAGTGTAGGATTAGGTTCTCCAAATGACCTACAACCGATTGTCTCATCAGCCAAATCAATACCCCAGTATGATACTGGTGTTATACTATATCTTCCATCAAGTCTTAGGTTTGACGATCAGGTATCATATGAGAATATGGAACTTGGTGCAATAGGCGGTATTGCTTCTGCTGGTATTAAATCTGGTCTTGGTGCGGTAAGTTCATTAGCAAGAGGTGTTGGTCAAGCAACAGGTAGTACAATAAACTTGTTAAAAGGTGGTATTGCTGATCAAGCGGCGGCAAGATTAGCGGCAACTAGATTAGCACAAAAAAGTGCTATAGCTGGTGGTGCCGTTACAAATGCTTTAGCAGTGACAGTAAACCCTAACACTATCAACCTATTTAAATCTGTTGCACTAAGAGAGTTCTCGTTTACTTTTAAATTAATAGCCACATCTCAAAGAGAAGCAATAGAGATTGAAAATATAATAAAATTCTTCCGTACAACTATGTATCCAGAAACAATTGATATTGATTTTGATGCACAAGAAGCAGGTGGTCTAAACGTTCCTATTGGTTATAAGTTTCCTGACAAGTTTGATATTACAATGAGATACAATGATCAGCCAGTAGGTACTAAAATTCTTACTAGTGTACTTCGTGGATTTCAATCAGTGTATAACCCACAATCTATGAGTTGGCATGAAGATGGAAAACCATCAGAAGTTGATATAACATTATCATTTGGAGAAGAAAGAACTCTTACTCGCAACGATATAACAGCTGGATATTAATAATGTATTTTACAAATCACCCCATATCATTATACAAATTTGGAAACGAAAAATCACAAACTGCTATTCAAAATTTGTCTGTGTATGTAGATATTATAGATCAGATAAAAGACAATGTTAACTTTTATGAGTATTACAATATTCAAGATGGTGAAAGACCTGATACTGTTTCACAAGATATTTATGCCACTGTAAAATATTACTGGACTTTGTATTTATTGAATGACAACCTACGAGAGCGTGGTTGGCCTTTGACAGTACAAGAGATTAGAGCAAAAGCAATTAAAGATTATCCTAACACTATTTTGACTACTCGTAATAGTACAGAGCTTTTTATTCATTTTCAAGTGGGAGACGCATTAGTCGGTCAGACATCTGGTGCAACTGGTGTTATCATAAAAAGAAACTTGGATTTAGGTCAATTAGTTATTAGGACTACAAGTACGGAATCATTCACTAGTACAGAATTGGTCAGAGATAACAGTGATGTTGAATTCCCAGAAACTATTCAACTATCTGGATCTACTTTAGAACATCTTGCACCACATCATTATGTAAATGGAGCAAATGAACGTACAGACGTTGATCCACATTCAGCAGTCAGTGCATTATTAACTCCTGTCACATACCTTGAAAGGTATCAAAAAGATAACGACACTTTAAGACAATTAAAAATCATTAAGCCTAATGCAATTGGGCAAGTCGTTAAAGCGTATCAAGATTCTGTTAGATCCACCTAATGAACGCAACAACTAAAAATAAAGCAATGAGTGCTCACGACTATGTATTGCAATCTGCAATCATAACGTCTTCTGTTGATACAAGCAATACTACAGTTGATATTAAAAACATCATTACTGATATTGACATATATGAACATTTAGATAAGCCGTACATTACAGGCGAAATATTGTTTATTGATGACGCAAATGTATACAACTACATTGGATTTTCTGGTGCAGAGTTTATAGAATTGACGTTTAAGTTGCCAGACGAAGAAGCAGTAGCAATAACAAAAAAGTTTGTCATTGAGGACACAATCAAAAACGTAAGAAGCAATGATAGAACTTCAGCAGTCTTAATTCGTATAGTAGAAGTCCATGCGTTTAATTCTACATTGATTAATGTAAACAAGGCGTACCAAGGTAAACCAGTTGATATAGTCCAGAACATCATTCGTGACAATCTAGGTAAAGACTTCTCTGGTCCTGTACAAGCTGACGCTCAATCGCCTATAAAGGTTCTAATACCAAACATGACGCCTCTACAAGCGGCAAGATGGGTAAATGAAAGAGCAACTACTATTGATGGTGTTCCATATTACTTCTTTTCGACTTTGGCTAATGATAAACTACATATAATACCTTTAAACTTGATGCTATCAACTAATCCTGATCCTGTGCCATACGTCTATTCACAAATTACAACATCAATTGCGGCTTCAAAAGGCATAGAAGAACAAGCACAATTAATTCAAAGCTACACTTCAAAGAGTAATGACGAGATTGTTAGTTTAATACAAAAGGGTTTAGTCGGCGCACAGTACAAGTTCTATGATCCTACTATTGGTTCTGAAATTAAAAATGGTGGTGTGACACACAACCTAGACGATACTTTACAAGTACTAAAGTCTAATCAAATCATAGCAAAAAATCAAAATGTGTTGACGTATTCAAATAACTACAAGTTAAATGAAATACCAGTCGCACAATTAAAATCCAGAGTCGTTACTAAGGTTGTGATGTCAGATGTATACAATTCTAAGAATAGTTATTCAGAAGCAGTCGATTTATCACAACACAAGTTAAAGGTGACAAACGAGGCGTTGAGAGAAACTATTATAAGAAATGCAATTGAAGTTATATTACCAGGAAGAAACTTTCTCAATGGTGCATATAGTAACACTATAGGCAATCAAATAACATTAAAGTTTTTAGACACGGCAGTTAACCCTAGCAGAGAAGAAGAAAGCTTAGAAGATCAGAAAAAGTCTGGTGATTATCTAATGTATGCAGTCAGACATTCATTTAAGAATGAGAGATATGATGTAATTGCTAGTTGTGTAAAACTAGCCGATCTTCCAAGGGAAACAAATATAAAATGACGTGCGATAGTTTTTACGGAGATGATATTAATAGGTTCTTTTTTGGGACTATTGTTAATAACAATGATGTTTTTTTATCTTTAGGCAGAGTTCAAATTAGAATTACTGGTATTCACAGTAAGGACATAAAAAATTCTGATCTTCCTTGGGCATCAGTTGTAGTTCCCACAACAGAACCTGGATTTGGTGGTCATGGATCAAACACTATGTTGGAAACTGGCGCACAAGTATTTGGTGTGTTCTTAGACGGCACAGATTCACAAGTACCATTAGTCTTAGGTACTATTCCTTCTATAATGCGTCCGTCTAGTGAATGCGAATCAGTTTTTTCTGGCGAAACATACCAATTGCCACCTTTAAGACCGCCTGGATTATCTGGTGAATCATTGGTTAGTGACTTAGAAGGTAGTACAAATGCAGAGAAAAGTTTTAACTTTTTTACAGACCGAGGGTTTACTTTAGAACAAGCTGCTGGACTTGTAGGTAACTTTGCGGCAGAATCAGGTGTCTCTATTAGTCCGACTGCATTTAATCCAAGTGATGAAGGTAAAGAAGCCTATGGTATAGCACAGTGGAGAGATACTAGATATACTGATCTTATAAACTATTCTCACGAAATCAATAAATCAAAAGATTTGTTATCAACACAGCTTTCATTTGTACTGTATGAGCTTGTAGGAAAAGAGAAAAGGGCTTTGTCTAAAATAAGAGCATCTAGTGGTGTCGATAACGCCGCAATCACAGTAGATAAATATTATGAAAGAAGCGATGGTTCTGCAAGAGATAAAAGAATTGAACTTGCACGCGAAATCTTTAAGAGGTTCAAATAATGGTTACTACTCCTACAGTAAGTTTAAAAAATTTAAATCAAACAATCAAATCTTTAGCCAATACAAATAACTTTGATGTGATTCAAACTGCCGCTATATCTGCGCAATCAAAGTTTACTGCCTTACAGTCAACACAGGTTGGGCTTACTGTTGGTAAAATTCATGGTGGTTGGAAAGCATTGACGCAAGAGATTGATGGATTAGTTGAAGCAGATACTACTGTTATTAACAAAGGAGTTGCTTTACTTGAAGAAAATCCTCAAGGTGTAAATCTTACGAATGATTTTGCTAGTGGCTCAAGTGATGCTTTAAAAACTATCACAGGACTTTCAGACGATATAAAGATAGGAATTAATAGCACTGTTTTAGCTATGCCCACACCAGAAGCTATTGCGTCTGCTTTGCAACAACAATCGGGTCTTGCATTAGACAAACTGTCAAGTGCAATGGAAAGTGTTGCACCTAATGCTACTAAAGCATTATCATCAAGTTCAGTTATAAGCCAATTTGCAAGCACTGTCGATGGTTTACCGAGTGGCATTTTTAAAGATTTAGAGACATCAACTAATAATATCACTTCTGGATTAACTAAGTTTTTTGATCAGGGGTTTAATCAATCTATTAAAGATATAATAGGTGCAACAATAGATCCTATAGGATATGCAATAGGTCAACTAACACAAGACACAGGCATCATAGTTCCTAACGAGACAAGGAAACAAGTGTCTGCGCTCTTAGATAAAAAAGATTATCTTACAGCCGCAAATCTATTAAATGGTTATTCTAACTTAACTGCAATTCAAATTGAAACCGAACTATCTAATATTGACACATCAGTTGGCTCTTTAGTAAATCAATTGAACTCTGTCTATGCAAACCTTGGCATCTCTACTGCACCAGTTTATACTATTGGATCACAAAATGGTGAATGGCAAGGTGCTTCGACTGTAATAAAAAGTCCAGCATCTAATAAGAAAGGCTATTCGTTTAGTATAGTTTCGAGTTTAGATGAATTAGAGGCAGAACTTTCTAATTGTACAAGAGAAATAACTGAGACAGTAATTCACTGGACAGGTAATTTTATTGATCAACCACACATTGGTGCAGAAGATATTCATCAATGGCATACAGGTACAGGATTTTCTGGACTAGGTTATCACTATATAATTAAAAGAGACGGAACAATACAACGAGGCAGACCTTTAAATATAGAAGGTGCGCATGCAAACGACTTTGGACACAACCAGTACAGTATTGGTATAGCCCACGTTGCAGGTTATAATTGTCTATCAGGAACAGACAACCCAGAGTCTTTCTTATCATCAGAATCAATTACAGTGGCACAAATGAAAGCACAGAAAGATTTCCTAAGAATATTCTATAAAGTATTTCAGAGTGGACAAGTATTAGGTCATAATCAATGTACAGAAAACAACGACATCGATCCTGGGTTTGACGTTGACGCATATATACTAAACACCTTTAGTAAATCAAACGCAGTACAATACAATAATAATCTAGGACCTTTAAGTAGGTCTGCATTGATTACAGCGAGACAGAATTAATGACAACATCTAATGATAATCTTAACGAAAGACAGCTAAGGCTAGGACCTATTGTAGTTCAGCAGGGCAAAGAGACAGATTTGTATTCTGACGTCACTGGCGTATACCCTCAGTTTAAAAATTGGTATACAGGTACGACACCAAGAGTTTCTATTGGTGCAGATTATACAAGTCTCAGCCTTGTTGGTGGATTTGATAAGTTAATAAGTTCTGATCCAGTTCCATCTCAAAGAACATTGAATAGAGCAACCACGACTGCAACTGGTCATAGCTTTGAAATGGACGACACTCCTGGTAACGAAAGAATAATACTAAAGCACAATTCAGGTAATGGTGTTGAAATACGCCAAGACGGAAGAATGATAATCGCTTCGGGGTCTCAAATTATATCAGTATCAAAAGATCAACATATCACTATCTTAGGTGACGCCAAAATAGTATATGGTGGTAACGTAGATATGGAGATAGCTGGTGATTACAATGTTAAAGTCAATGGTGAATATAAATTAACTGTTGGTGAAGATAAGATTGAGAATATAGAAGGTTCTTCCAGAACTATTGTAGAAAAGAACACTGGTCATATAACAAAAGGACACGCATCTAAAACTGTTATCAAATCAATGACTAACACTGTATTAGGTGATATGACACAAGTTATCAAAGGTGTTGCAAGAGTTACATCTCAAGGCGATATGCATCTTTCATCAGGCTCAGTTACGCAAATCAGTGCTAGAACTAGATTACATCAATCGTCTGCTAATATGAACATTGCGGCAACTAATCTATCAGTCTTTGGTGGAACAGGAACAATTGGTGGTACGGATATTACAATGTACGGCAAAGGAGCTACGTTTGTAGCTGGAGTTACTGCACCTACATTCCACGGATCGTTAAAAGGTATAGCACAAATTGCAAGATCACAATCGTATGCCGCAACTGCAACATCAGGTGGTACTGCTATCACAGATACAGCAACTCCTACAACGGCTGCACCGACGACGGCTATTGTAAATGATTTATTATTCAACACAACAATAGGTGCTGTAGATGTTAAAGTAGATATTGACGATCATCTATTAAGAGCATTAGATAAAACAAAAGCTACAGGTGGCTTCTCTACAAAAGAATTGAATATACAAGAAGTGCGTGCGGCACTAAGAACTCCTAGTAATAAAACTAATACAGCATTTATTGGTCAAGCAATAGCGTCTGGAATTTTATCTCCATCATATGCAAAAACCAACCCACCAAATTTAGTTGAGATTAAAAGTAAAAAGTCGTCACCAAGAACTAGTAGAAATTCTGCTGGCAGTGCATCAAGAGGTAATAACATTGCTTTTGTTGTGCCAGATACTAATCCAAGTGTTAATTATCAACCAGAGATAGTTATAAAAAACGATGCTATTATTAATAATAAAACTAAGTTGTCAGGATCAATAACCTTGGCGACATATACTGGTGCTAAAGGTGCGACTGGAATAATATCTCAAGTTCCTAAAAAAGATAGAGCGCAGATAGCCAGAAATTTTCAAGTGAACGCTGATATATTACAAAAGTATAATGACCCTCAATTTAAGAATGAGATGCATAATTATAGAATAGTTGTAATAGAAGGTCTTTACAATGTAAGACCAAACGATGTTGCATCAAAAGGGTGGTCAGATAGTGTTAATAAATACAAGTCAGAAGGACGTGCGGCTGTATGGGAAATACAAAACGAGTCTGGTATTGTAGATATTGAAAAAACGTTTTGGCTTGCTGATCTTTTAAAAGATTTAGCCACTACACAGAAAATAATATTAGACTATGATAGCTATGATCCTAAAGTGCCATTAAGTTGTCAGTTGATAATCATAAGCCCTATGTTAAACGAAAGTTATGATGTGACTGATGGTAATTTTAAAAGCGAAGTAGAAACAAGATATAATGGTAATGTGTTATCTTCTAGTGATTTAATTTTACATGAATTATAAGATTAGTAATAAGTGTTATAAATAAACTTAATTAGTAATGATTCTAAAAGAGCTGAGTATATACTGGGCTTCATATATTACTTCTTTATTATATACACGTTATACTAAGTTGTCAACCCTAAAGTTAATAAAAAGCGAATAAAAATGGTATCAAGAGCATTTTCAGTGGAAGACGGCAACTTAGGTGCTAGATCTATTGTAACAACTCGTAATAAATTGTTCAGTGATATAGATTTAACATTTGCAAAGAAACCTTCTGGTGAAATATTCAAGAAGACAGATGCAGCGGCTGTTAAACAAGCTGTTAAGAACCTACTATTGACTAATAAATATGAGAAGCCTTTTCAACCTAGTTTTGGTGGGGATTTAAACAACATTCTTTTTCAATTAGCAGATAACGACAGCATATTCGAAATTGATACTGTCATTAGATCAGTTCTAAATAGATACGAACCAAGAGCAAAAGTAAAAAACGTCGTTACTAATCTACAACCTGATGCTAATAGTATCAGTATCAGCTTAACATTTCAAGTAGTAAGCTCCGATGAGATTGTAACACTCGAAACAAACATAACGAGGCTAAGATAATATGGCTACTAATATCAAGTCAACCCAACTCGACTTTGCAACAATCAAAACAAGTCTTAAAACGCACTTGTCACAACAAACCGAGTTCGCTGATTATAACTTTGAAGCATCTGGATTATCAAACATACTTGATGTCTTGGCACACAACACTCACTTCAATGGGTTAGTTGCAAACTTTGCCCTTAATGAATCATTTTTAAATACAGCACAATTACGATCATCTGTTGTGTCACATGCAGAAACACTTGGATACAATCCAAAATCAATTACTTCTGCAACTGCACACGTAGCTCTATCGACTACTATTACTGCTGTAGGCAGACCAGCTACAATAACGCTACCAAAGTATTCTACTTTTACTACAAGTGTTGATGACATTTCATACACATTCTATACGCTTGAGGCACACACTGCTACTGATGACGGCACAGGTAACTATTCTTTCCTAAGTGCTCTTGGTACTACGGCAATACCTTTAGTCGAAGGCACTCTAAAAACAAAAACATTCTATGTTGGTTCAGCCACAGATCGTCAGATTTATGTCATTCCTGAAACGTCCATTGATACAAAAACTGTTGCAATAAACGTATTCACTTCATCAGCTTCTTCTGATTTCATTGTGTACTCGGAATTACATAAGGCAATTACAGTTGACACAAGTTCAAGGCTTTTCCAATTAAGAGAATCCCCTAATGCTTTCTATGAATTATCATTCAGTGACGGCATTACAACTGGACTAGCTCCTGTTGCTGGCAATAAGATCGTTGTGTCGTACTTATCCTCTAAAGGTGCATTGTCAAATGGTGGTGCTACATACACTCCAACTAACACAATCACAGTTGATGGTACTGCTTATACTATTGTATCAACGACATCTACAGTCGCAAGTGGCGGTGCAGACAAAGAAACAATAGAGTCTATTAGATCAAATGCTCCTATTGCATTCTCTGCTCAAAACAGACTTGTTACTGCCGACGACTATAAGGCTTTAATTCTTTCAAAATATCCAGCTGTATCTGATTGTATTGCTTGGGGCGGAGAAGATAACTTACCTACACCAGAATATGGTAAAGTGTTTGTATCTCTCAAGTTTCCTGATACGACATCAGCCGCATCAAAGGTTGCTACTCAAGATGAAATCATAACTAATCTTATTAAGCCTTTGGCTATTATGACAATAGATACAAAGTTTGTTGATCCTGTTATAACGTTTCTTGAAACATCGACATTGTTTAACTTCAACCCTAATAAAACCAACGTCACATTAAAAAGTGCCGAAACTAATGTTGCTACGATTGTGTCAAACTACTTTACAACTAATCTAAACGCATTCGGTAAAACATTCAGAAGGTCTAATTTACTTACAGAGATTGATAACATAGGTGACTCTATTTTAAATTCAAAAATAGACCTAAAGTTGCAACGAAGGTTTGTGCCTACATTGGCAACATCCAAGGCATACGATGTCACTTTCCCTGTCCAACTCGCCGTACCAGACGATGTTCACTATATTGTCAGTTCTAACACATTTACATTTAATAGTAAGCTATGTACTATACGCAATCTATTAAGTTCTACACAACTTCAAGTTGTTGATGCAGATGGTGGTATTCAAATCAGTAACGTGGGTACTTACAATGCTACGACTGGTGTTATTTCAATAACAGGGTTTGCACCAGTATCAATTTCTGGTGGAGTTGATTATATTAGAATATCAGTAACTCCTGCAAATCAAGGAACTGTTACACCCCTTAGAAATTATGTACTAAATATCGATACAACTAGATCGTTTACTGCTGGTACAGTAGATTACGGCAAGACACAAGTAGCCCTATAATGGTTCAACAAACATTACTTGATGAAGATCGCAGAGGTCAGAATCTATCGACTAGCAAGATCCGAGAAGTTCTTCCTGAACACTACATAGCCGAGTATCCTAAGCTAGTAAGTTTTCTTGAGAAGTATTACGACTATATGGATTCTGATGCAAATCATGGATTTGATAATGATATACAGAACTTATATAAGTTAAGAGACGTAAGGGCAACAGAACTTACCTATCTAAATCAGATATTCGGAGAAATCGGTCAAGGTCTTGTGACTGCCGATTACTTTAAAGACCCACGGCTGATAGCTGGTATGCTTGCTGATAACTATAGAATTAAAGGTTCTTTATCTTCATCTGAAACTTTCTTTAGAACGTTCTATGGAGAGCAACCTGAGATTGTTTATCCTAAAGCTAACCTGTTTATTGTAGGTGAATCTAAAATTGGTTCTGAATCATTGAGATATATTCAGAATGGTGCGCTATATCAAGTATTATCTATATTAGTTCGTTCATCAGTACCAATTGCAAAGTGGAGAGACTTATACAAATCGTTTGTGCATCCATCAGGCTTTTTTCTTGGTGGTGAAGTTATTCTTGAAAGTCTAGGAAACCTAAACTTAGGAACTCAACCTTTGGCTATCTTAGATAGTGATGCTGGTCAAGTTACATTACAACTTACAGGCACTCCATTAAGTATGACTGCCTTCACTTCTATCACTGGTATCTTTGATGATACAAGCGATTCAGGTCTTAATAAAGAACGTGTTGATCTTAATGCAACTGTTAAGGTATACAGCGAACTTACTGTTGCACAGTTTGATGCTATGTACAACGATATTGAAGATGCTATTGACGCCAACTCACCTAGGTTCGATGAAGATAGTGACGGAACAATTAAAGCGGTTAAATTCTCTAACACATTCGAGACTATGGATCAATCGTACTTTGACGGCAAGCATGGCTCTGTATTTGCAGACTCAGCTGGTGGTATATTAACTAGATAAAACAATAAGACTTGGCAAATCAACTCATATAACTGTTATAAATAACATTAATTAAAGCTTAAAGGATTAAAATTTAATGACTAGGCAAAACATATCGATTGGAGCGGCTGCTAATGACGGCACAGGCGAAACTTTACGTTCTGCTGGTACTAAAATTAATTCCAATTTTGTAGAACTTTTTCAGAAATTAGGCGGAGACAGTGATGTTCTTTCGGCTGGTATCACTCTGACTTCAAACTCTATTGTCTTTGAAGGCGCATCTGCCGATAGCTTTGAAACAACATTACTTGTAACAGACCCGACTGCTGACAGAACAATAACAATACCCGATGCTGGTGGCACTGTAACATTAGATACAGGAACTTCAACGCTAACAAATAAGACTTTGACTTCTCCTGTCATAACAACACCACAAATTAATGACACGTCTGCCGATCACCAGTATGTGTTTGCTGTAAGTGAATTGAGTGCTGATAGGACTGTGACTTTACCTTTGTTGGCTGGAAATGATACGTTTGCTTTTGCTGGGTTTGCACAGACATTTACTAACAAGACTTTGACATCTCCTGTAATAAACACAGGTAAGTATGGCACGTCTTTAAATGACACTAATGGTAATGAGTTAGTTAAAGTAACTGCAACAGGTTCAGCAGTTAATGAAGTAACATTAGCCAATGCCGCAACAGGTAATAGTCCTACGATTATTGCAAGTGGTGGTGATACTAATGTTAATGTTACAATTGGTGGTAAGGGTACTGGTTCTGCTGTACTTAATAAGCACGCAATCACATCTGCAACAATAACTGCAAATGGTGCGGCCTCTGCAACAGTAGGCTATATAATCTGTAATAAAGGTTCTGCATTAGCAGTGTCTTTAGCCGATGGTACAACAGTCGGTGAATCTAAAATATTTACAAACAAAGGAGCTGGAGTAGCTACTGTAACCCCTGCAAATTATGCACAGGGTTCTACATTTGCGCTAGCTCAATATGACGGCGCAACAGTTATCTGGGATGGTGCTAATTGGTATCTCGTTGGTAATCAATCAAGCGTTACAGTAGCTTAATAGGAAAAACAAATGACAGGCATTATTACTGACAGTTTAAAAAGGGTACTTCTTGATAGTCTTATCGCAGAAGTTGGAACAACAGCAGCATCTTATTATATCGGTATAGGTAACTCTATCGATTGGGATAGTTCAGACACAGCTCCAACACCTGTTAATACTTTAAGAGAAGAACGTAATTTAAGATTGCAACTTCAATCAATTAAATCTGGTGAAGACGTTTCTTATGTTGTTCCTAGAAATAACTGGACAGCTGGTACACTTTATGATGGTTGGGACGATAACATAGCTTCGCATCCTACTACACCATACTTTGTTATCACAGACGATAATGCAGTGTATATTTGCCTACAACAAGGTAAAGACTCGACTGGTGCGGCTGTAGCATCTACTGTAGAACCAACTGGCTCTGCAACATCATCATTCTTATTAGCCGATGGTTACACTTGGAAATTCCTTTACACCCTTTCTGCTACAGACGCAAACAAGTTTCTTTCTGCAAACTTTGTTCCTGTAAAATTGATTGGGACAACAGACAGTTCGTCAGCGGCGGCTTTAGTAGAACAAAAGGGCGTACAGACAGCGGCAATATCAGGTCAAATCGGTAGTATTCGTGTTGTATCTGGTGGTACTGGTTATTCATCAATTCCTACAGTCACAGTAGTTGGTGATGGTGACAGTTGTACAGCCACGGCAATTATAAGTGGTGGCGCAGTCGTAGACATCCTATTAGATTCAAATGGTACTGGTGGCATTAGACACGGACATGATTTCACTAAAGCTACTATAACATTCGGTGCTGGTTCTGCTACGGCACGTGCTGTACTTTCTCCTAATAAGGGTTTTGGTGCAAACGCTTTAAATGACCTTAGAGCAAAGGCTGTTATGTTCAATACAAAACCAGCTGGCAATGAAACAAACACATTTATAACTGATAATGATTTCCGTCAAGTAGCTTTAATTAAAAATCCATTAGTCCCTACAACTGATTCCGACTTTACAGCGGCATCTGGATTTGCTCTTAAAAGTTTATTAGTAGCATCACAGACGACAGCATTCACTCCTGATAATACTATCTTAGGTGGGTCTTCTGGTGCTAAAGCATACGTTGATACATATAGCACATCGACTAAGATAATACGTTACCATCAGACAGAGGACACAGGCTTTACTGCATTTACAACTGCCGAAGCCTTGACTGAGACAGATGGTAATGGTGCTGGAACACTAGATAGTGCAAGTACATGGACAACTCCAAACATTAACATAAATTCAGGTGAAGTGTTGTATGTTGAAAATAGAGCCGCTATTACTAGAGCCACAGACCAAACCGAAGATATTAAAATCGTAATTCAATTGTAAGAAGAGAAAATAATGGTAAGCAACGTTACAAGCACCAGCTTTAGTCAGACATACAGAGATGATTTCGCAGACAGCGATAATTATCACAGAATACTTTTTAATTCGGGTTCAGCACTTCAAGCAAGAGAGTTAACCCAACTTCAAACGATTATTCAAAGAGAAGCAGAGCAACATGCTCGTTTTGTATTTAAAGAAGGTGCGCCTGTCCATTCGGGTGGTATTCAATTAGATACAAGATTTGAATTTGGTAAACTAGATACTACTACATATGCTTTACCTACAACGTTCTCTGCTTTAATCGGTGAAATTTTTACTGGACAAACATCTACTATTAAAGTTCGCATTGTTGAAATCAAAGCAGCGGCTGATGGTGACCCTGCAACAATCTTTGTTGAGTATGTAAATAACAATTCAATTTCTGGTACCACCACACCTGTTCGTTTAACACCAGGTGAAGTTATCAATGGCGATGTCAGTGGAACAAACTTACAAGTACAATCTACTAATACTACTGCAAATCCAGCTGTTGGGCGTGGTACAAGGCTCTCGGTAAAAGAATCAGTATTCTTCGTAAGCGGTCACTTCGTTCAGTCTAATGCGCAAAGCATTGTTATTTCTAAGTATTCAAGTACACCTACGGCTGTAGTTGGTTTTACTGTTTCAGAACAAGTTGTTAAAGCGGCTGATGATACTGCACTTTACGACAATTCAACAGACACACCAAACTTGACTGCTCCTGGTGCAGACAGATATAAGATTACATTAGCACTGGCATTACAAGCTAATGTTTCTGCTGGTACTACATTCATTCCATCCTTTGATATTGTCAATGGATTAATGGCGGCTGTTAAGTCTGCTGGTGATAGGAGCTTGAGTGTCGTAGGCGACATCTTGGCTCAAAGGACATTCGAAGAGTCTGGTAACTATACAGTTAAGCCATTCATAATAAAAACCCAAGCCAACGATTCTGATGCAACTAAACTTGATATAACAATCAATGCTGGTATTGCTTATGTAAAAGGTAAAAGGTTCGAATCTTATAACCCAATACGAATTCCTATTGACAAGCCAAGAACAACTACTACAGTAAACAATGATGTTGTTGCCTCAGAGTATGGTAATTACATTTTATCTTTGACTAAGTTAGGCTTGCCAAACATTACAACTATGGCTAATGTCAATTTAAGATCGGCTGTTACTCATGGTGGTGCAACTATTGGTACGGCTAGAATAAGGTCTATTGAGAAATTTGGTTTGTATTATAGAATATACATCTTTGATGTTGTAATGGCTTCGGCTAAACAGTTTAGTGCTGTTAGAAGTATAGGTCTTAGCACTACTAACTATGCTGATCTTGTTCTTGAAAATAGTGTTGCTGTAATAAAAGACACTTCTAATAATAACTTATTGTTCCCTTTATCAGGTATCAGACCTTCTGCCATAACTGACATATCATTGACGACACAAAGACGTTTCACTGGTACTGCAGCGGCTAACGCTACATTGGCTCTTTCATTGTCTGCAACAGGCGAGACTTTTGCCAACTCTACAAATTGGTTACTATCAACAGATTCTTCTGGTGTAGAAAGTGCGATTACTGTGACTGCTGGTGGTAACGGAACTACAGGTGTTACATTAGGAACGCTTCAAAAATCTTCTGCTGTTTCATTGTTAGCCTATGTCAACAAAGGTGCTGCCACAGTAAAAACTAAAGCATTAACAAATAGAACGGCTACTATTTCTCCTGAAAGTGACGACACAGTTCAGCTAGAGCGTGGTGACATATTTAGAATTAATGAAGTACGAGATGCTACATCTGCTGGTAATGTCATTACAGACTATTATGTACTTGACAATGGACAAAGAGATAACTTCTATTCGGAAGGCATTCTAACATTACGTGCTGGCTTTTCTGCTCCAAGCGGTGATGTTTATGTTAACTTTGATCACTTTGCACACGGAGCTGGCGGAGACTTCTTTGCTGTAAATTCTTACACTGGTCAAGTTGAATATGAAGACATTCCATCATACAGACAAAAGAATGGTGAGACTGTTTCTTTAAGAGACGTATTAGACTTTAGACCTTTACGTGCTAACACTGCATCTGACTTTACTTCAACTGGTGCGGTAACTGTAGAAATTCCAGCTAACACTGATCTTATTACTACAGACATTGCTTACTATCTTGGTCAAGGTTACAGAATTGTATTGAATAAAGCAGGCACATTTGAAGCGGTTGCTGGTGAAAGGTCATTATTTCCTATACACCCATCCGTTCCTGATAATGCAATGGAACTTGCTAGACTATCTATAAATCCTTACACATTGAATGATAGCGATGTATCTATGACGTATGTTGATAACAGACGTTACACTATGAGAGATATATCTGATCTTGAAACACGTATGGACAAGATTGAAGAAATTACTACATTAAACATGCTTGAGCTAGAAACTGCTACTTTAGAAGTTCTTGACTCGGCTGGTGTTAATCGTCTAAAAGTTGGCCTAACTGCCGACAACTTTACAGACCACTCACAAAGTTTAAGAACTGCATTAGATTATCGTGCATCTACTGATGTATTCAATAGAGAATTAAGACCATCATTTGTTGCAAACAGTTCTGAACTTGTTTATGACTCTGATGCTTCTGATCGTGTGTCCTTAATAGGCGATACAGTATACCCTCTTTATGAAGAAGTTGTATATGCTTCAAATACTCAGGCATCCAGTGCAACATCAGTAAACGCATTTAACTTAGGTGTGACTATTGGGCATATTAAAATGTCACCATCTACTGATACATGGTTCGACACCTCTCGTTTACCTGCTAAGATTGTTGACGGCGGAACAAAGCTAGACCCAGCAAACACTTCCTTGTGGAATGATTGGGGCTTTAACTGGTCAGGTGTACAAGCAGATTCATTAAAAGCCGGTTACTCTGAAAGTAAGACTTCAAAGAATGGTCGAACGACTTCTACTGTAACAAGTACAATTGTCAAGAGTGAAACAGTCGTGACATCAATGGCAGACGAAATACTTTATGAAACATCTATTCAATACCAAAGAGAACGATTTATATTCTTTAAAGCGCAAGGCTTGAGACCTAATACTCGTTACTTCCCATTCTATGACGAAACTGATATTTCTGCTTTTGTTCAAACAGGTTCAGGAAAGTTCCAATACTTTGCGGCACAAGCGACTAATTCTAATTATCTTGATCCTGGTGATAAGTACATCAATGAAACAGAATTCCCACCTACTTTAGGCGGTAAGACTGCATCCATATTATCAGATGCTAATGGTGCAATTGAAGGTATTATCTTTGTGCCAAATAAGAATGCAACTAAATTCTTAACAGGAACAAGACAATTTACGCTTATAGATATTAGTGAGCTAAATAGAGTTAACGCAACATCATACGCATCGTCTGACTTTGTTTCAACTGGTACTATGCAACATTATCAAGAAGATATTAAACACACTAGAAGGCACGCTATTCAAACAACAGTTCAAACTACACAAGATCCTAGTTACAACAACACTAGTTCTGGCGATAACGACCATCGTGATTTTGCTGGAAATGGGGCCAGTTATGATGATGGTGAGATAGGCGGTACAGATAAGTATGATGCTGTCAAAGCTGCAGCACATTACAGCACCAAGTGGGATTAATAAACTAAAAAATTATGGTAAAAACACTTAAAGGACTAATAAATGTCATCTACTTCTGAATTAATCCAACCGATTGCCCAAACGTTTAGGGTCAATCAGGTTTCAGGAATATACATAACTAAAATAGGTATCTATTTTGCAACTAAAGCGGCAGATGCAGACTATCCTGTTCAACTTAGTATAAGACCTACTGTTAATGGTGTTCCTGATTCTAGTAAGATAATCGAAAACAGTGTCTCTTTTAAAGCGGCAAGTGACATAACTGTGTCTGCTACAGCGGCTACAGAAACAACTTTCACTTTTGAAGAACCAGTATACCTTGAAGGTGGCAAAGACTTTGCTATTTGCATACAATCAAATGCTCTTGGTAATGCATATCAAGTGTGGACTGCTAAGTTAGGTGACTTCAAACTAGGTTCAACAACAGAAAGACTTCAAACAGATCCATACGCAGGCATATTCTTTAAGTCTGCTAATGGTAGAGTATTTGAAGCGGATCAGACTCGTGATTTAACTTTTAAAGTATATAGAGCCAACTTCACAGGCACTAACGCATTAGTAAGATTTAATGCGGCTCCGCCACCTGTAAAATCATTAACAAGTAATCCGTTTCTATTTGCGGCAAGTGATGCAACTGTTACTGTTGCACATCCTAACCACGGCTTTCAAGTAAATGACGTCGTACATATATCTTCTGACTCAAGTGGGTTAGATTCTGCTACTAGCATCAATGGTGTTTTAGGTGCAAGTATCTTAGGATCAAGAGCTGTTACTCACATTGATGGTACTGGCTATAAATTTGAAATGGACAGTTCGGCAGACTCAGCTATATTCGGTGGTGGTAATAGCATCCTTGCTACACAACAATATATCATAGATAGCTTTAAGCCTAATATTGAAATACTTCAACCAAATGGCACAAATCATCGCATGGTAGCTGGTCTAACAACTTCTAAATCTTTTGGTGGTGGTGAAACTGCTTATGGGACTTTACCTAAACACGCAACAGCAAACAAAATGGATACGTTCTTAAATTCTCCAGCTGTTATTGCGACTGCTGTTAGAGACACAGCCCTTACTAGGTCTTCTTATACTATTGATTTGGAGTTAGTGACAACAAGTTCATATGCGGCTCCTTCTGTAGACTTACAAAGAGCTTCTGTTATATCAGTCCACAACATTATTGATAATCCAGATTCAGCGGCAACAACTGGATTTAACGTCCCATTAAGCTATGTAGCTGAGACAGTTGCAAACTTTGGATCTACCTTGGCTAAACACATATCAATACCTGTTTTATTAGCTGAACCTGCAACTGGTATTAAAGTCCTTGTTGATGTCAATAGACCTCAGGGTACAGACTTTGATCTTTTCTATAAAGTGTTAGATGCTGGTGGTGACGTAAGCATTGAAGACACTGCTTGGATAGAGGCATCAAAAGTAGAACCTGATTCAAATCATAATACGCTTCCTATTGATACAAATTATAACGTATTCAGAGAGTATAAATATGTCATAGGTGGAACATATCAAGGAGACCTTGCACCATTTACTACTTACCAAATTAAAATAGTAATGCGTTCAACATCGTCAACAGACGTACCTAGATTTAAAGCGTTAAGAACTATTGCATTAGGCACATAATGGATTTAGTGAAGGTAGAAGGTCATAGCGGATTAGCAAGAGATAAAAATACAGGTGCTATAATTAATATAAATAGCACTGAGATCAATCGCATTAAGAACCTCAGGGTAAACCAAAGAGAGACTAAGGCGGCTGAAAGGGAAGAAATTAACCAGCTTAAAAGTGATGTAAAAGATATTAAAATGATGTTAAGCCAGATTATAGAGAAGTTATGACATGTCATTAATCAACGTTGATCTTTCAACTACAATTGCTAGTTGGAGAGATAAAACAAATCAACTTGGAATATTGCAAGGTGATCTTACATCTTTGACGGACTCTGCAACATCACTTGTTGTTGCTGTTAATAAAGTCCACTCAGATGTTGATAGTGATGTATTATCATTAAGGACTAATTTTTATGGTGATAGTGGTGGAGTTCTTTCATTGGCATCTTTGACTACTACAAACAAAACATCGCTGGTAAGCTCTGTTAATGAGTTGAATAGACGATTACCAAATGTGTATAACGCAGCTGGTACTTTACTGAACACATAAGGAATAAAAGATGAGTGTCCCAATTAAATTAAGTGATACCAATGGTAACTTGAAAGAGATGACCACGACTGAGGAAGCATATCTTTCGTATCAAGCTGGATTACATCTTGCCGCACAAGCTCAAACTGCTGTAGCCGCTTTAACAACATCTAATTCAAGTTCTACTAATATAGGAACGTACTCAAACACATTCTTCAACCAAGCAATTGGCACACATCCAGGTTCTGGTATCAGTACAGGTACAACTAATACAGTTCTATTTCAAAAGTCTGGTTCTGTAGCAACTAATGGTGGCGATTTTCACAGACCTATAACGTGGGATGATGATAACACCGCAACAGATGAATTCACAGATGCAAATATGAATACGCTTTTAGCTCGTTTGTCTGCTGTAGTATTCGCAGGCAATTATCCAGGCACTTACAAGTTAGCCTCGTCTACTCCTGGTTCAGATTACGACGAACATTTGGCAGACGTCTTTACTGACACACAAGCATCAAATGGTAGCACAATCACACATAGTATTTGGCAACGTCAAACAATGACGGCTCCTACAGCAGTTCGTCCTGTCAAGATAAAAAATGACGATTCAAGCTTCGATGGTCTACAAGAAATGGACGATGCAGAAATTAAACATACATTCGGTACTTGGTTACGAAAGTACACAATGGCGGCGGCAAATAATGTTGGTGCATATCAATTAAGATCATCTGCTAATGGTGTACCATCTGCAACTGGAACTTGGCAAGCACAAGGTACAGCAACAGATACAAAGAAAACAACTTCAGATGTAACCTACTCAGCAGATTATTCTGGGACTTATGCTGGTACCTACTCAGCAGATTATTCTGGTACTTACTCAGCTACTTACTCAGCAGATTATTCTGGTACTTATGCTGGTACTTACTCAGCAGGTTATGTAAATCCAAATGGTGCAAACTTTCAAAGAGTGCGTACAGTTATTTATTATGAAGGCGGTGGTCAACAATTCCAGTATGTGGCAAACTTCTTAGGTGCGGCAACGTTTACTGGTAACTATGTTGGTAACTACACTGGTGCTTATACTGGTAACTATGTTGGCAACTACACTGGTGCTTATACTGGTAACTACGTTGGCAACTACACTGGTGCTTATACTGGTAACTATGCAGGCGAAACTATTGGTTCTGGCGTTGGTACAATTGAAACATATACTTTGTATGTACGTAAAGCTTAAATGTGTTATAATAACTGATATATATAATTAAAAGTAATGGAGAATACTATGAATAATCGCACTTGGGATAAAAAGTCCTTTTGGGAAAGTTATGATCAAAATAGAATAACAACAATTTTAACGATTGTCGATGAGAATGAAAATTCTACTACTCAACAACTTACTGTAAATAAATTTGATGTTGATGGAAATGAAAATCCAGACTTTAAAGAAGTTCTTGATGCTATAACTTTTGAAGCAATCACTGCCAACACTAACGAACGTAACGAAAAGAAATTAGTTGAACGCACTGAAGCAGAACAAGCAAGATTAGAAAGAGCAAGAGCAAAAGACCTTCAACAACTATTTGAAGCTAAGATTTCTGCTTTCGAGATAGACGCTATTAAAAATTCTACTAATAGAGTTTTAAAATCTAAATTAAGAAAAGCTCAAAACGTCGTTGAAGTTAATGTATATTGTATGATGATTGTGATGGAAGTATTAAATAATGAAAACGGAACCGACTAAAGGGTTTTTACTTGTAGCATCTACTAAACCTAGGTTTTTTGATTTAGCTATAAACGCAATAAATTCTATTAGAGATAACTATCCAGACGCTAAAGTTTGTCTTGTTACAGAGGAAGCTTTCTGTGATGGGCGCGAATCTATTGCGGACCACTTAATATATTGCGGTGACCATGTAAGAGAAAAGCTATGGGCTTTAGATAAGACTCCTTTTGATATTACAATGTATGTTGACGCTGACGTAGAAATCATACATGAAGATATTGAGTTTGCATTTGATCAACTTAAAGGAAACGACATAGCCTTTGTTGATTTGCCTGTGGACAAAGATTCTTTGTTTGCAATTCGTAAGTGGCGTGGTGGAGAAATGAAACTTTGTGGTGGCATAGTTCTTTATGATATTAGAAAACCTATAGTTCAAAGTTTTATGAAAATGTGGAACGAATATTACCGCAATCAATTTGCTGGAAATTGGTGGCCTGCATATAAAGATGGTAAACAAGATTTTGATTTGCATCCAGAAGTATTACGTCAATTCGATCAATTCACTTTATGGTTTTTAACAGAGGAACACCCTTATTATAAAGATCTTAAAGTAGGTTCCTTTGAAGATGGTGAGAGATGGAATTGGTATATGACGTATGAAATTAAAGGGTTTACAAAGCCAGAGAAAGGTGTTATAATCCAACACTACAGCGGTTTAATAGAAAAATATGATCGGTATTGAAGAATGACAAAGACTATGACAAGTGTTAACATTGTTAATAACGAAGTTCTTGATACACTCAATGAGTTTAAAGACCTTTGGTATAACGATTTAGAATCTTTTAAAAAACATGCTTATCTTATAAATGCAAACAACGAAAAAAACAAACGTGAAGAAAATATAAGTGACGCATACAAAAAGAAAATCATGGCTGATTATAAAGACCACGATGGTTATCCTGAATGTCTTTATGGGTATACATTTAAGCAAGTAAAAACATCTGATTATTGGGATAGAACTCCAAGGACAGACGATGATAAAATCAAAGAGAAATACTTTAATGACAACTACATAAGGCTTAATAAAAAGTTGTCTTCTATTTTAAGCACTAGATCTAATGCTTTGGCGGCTGTGTACCCTCCTGGTGGCTACATTGGTTGGCATAATAATGCAAACGCACCAAGTTACAATATAGTTTTAACTTGGTCTGAAACTGGTGATGGGTATTGGAAACATGTAGATCCTAAAACTGGTGAAGAAGTTTTAGTAAAAGATAAAGTGGGTTGGCAAGCTAAAGCCTTTTACTTTGGATCATATGAAGATGGTCCTGAAAACTTGGTGTATCATATGGCTTCTACTGATTGTTGGAGATTTACAGTGTCTTATGTATTTGATCAAACAAGTAAAGGCTTTTGGGAAGACGTACTAGAAGAAATAGGCATTGAATGATTGATATATGCGTAACACATTTCGGTGAAAAGTATAGCTCAAAATATATTGACAATTTACAAAATGGCATAGCTAGGAATTATTCTGGCGATTTTAACTTTATTGTAAAGACTGATTGCCCTAATGGTCATTGGGATAAAATATCTTTTTTTAAACGCCAAGATCCTTGCATTGTTATGGACATAGATATTATTGTTAATGGAAGCCTAGATGAACTATTCAACTATGACATTGTAGAAAATCATATTGGAGCGTTTCCAAGATGGTGGAAAAACAGTGGTTGTAAATATAATGGTGGGTTTTATAAAATTAATCCTGGTTATAATCAACTTGCCGTTTACGACAAATTTTATTCTAATCCTGATTTCTGGATTAATCACTATGGAAAATTAATTGGTATTATGGGAATGGGCGAACAAAACTTTGTTACTGATTCTAATTACTTTATAGAGGAACTCCCAGGCCAATGGTTAGGTGTTCATACAGAAGGTTCGTCCAGAAACAACAAGGATATAATAAATAAATACTACGATTACTATAACAAGCCTTTGATAACTCAAGAGAAGTTTGGCGATCAAATCAAGCTAGTACATTTCATATATGACGACAATATGATTGAGGACAAAGCAGAATGGGTACAAAAGATTTGGAACACAACGTAGTATGTGTTAAATGGGGTGACAAGTTCACTGCTGAACATGTAAATAGACTCTATAGAATGGCAGAGAGAAACATCACTTTGCCATTTAACTTTTATTGTTATACAGAAGATTCTGAGGGTGTTGACGAAAGAATAAGCATTGTTTCATTAGACACGCGACTCGATTTAAAAGCTTGGTGGTGGAAACTTACCATGTTTAAACAAAATGATTATGATGGTGTCAATCTTTATTTAGATTTAGATGTAGTGATACAAAATAATATCGATCATCTATTTGATGAAGCGTCACATAATAAACTAACTCTAATAGATCAAGTTTTTGAGGAAAGTTTAAATGATTATTCTAATGATTATTTTCAGGAG